TCACTTATGCAGTACCAGAAGATTCTAAATTAGGTAAACAAATTTCTAGGTCAAGTTTAGGTATTGTATTTCATACTAGTTACACAGGTAAAAAAATGTCAGAGTTATCTGCTAACTTTGGTTATTCGCAATCAGGTAGCACAGGTAGAGTTTTTATGGCAAGTGCAAAGTTTACTGATACATCAGGTTCATCAAACTTTAGCAATAGTCAATTAGTTACATTTGATAACATCATTAGAATGGCAGAGGGTTCATTATCAAAAGGTAGTTCTGTTTTAAATATGTTACAACAAAGAGCATCAGACCCATTGTCTGTTGCATATAGATTAAAAGTATTTTTTAATTACTACATTAGAAATCACAAAGGTGATAGTTACGACAAAGTTAAAACATTAGTATCAATGTTTAAAGAATACTTTGAAAATTCATTACAAGGTGAAGTTGATAAAAGAAAAACTCCAGCAGGTCAAGAAAAATTTAAACAAGCATTAGTAGGTGGTAGAGATTTTATAAAGAAAAACGAACAAGCAATTTATTTTGCAATAGCAAGTCATATAAGTTTACAAAGAGCAAAAATATTTTTATTACAAAAGATGAATCAAATACAAAGCATTGGTTCTTTTATTAGAACACCAAATGGTTTTAAAGTCACTGCACCAGAAGGTTTTGTAGCACTGTCTAGTAAAGGTGCAGTTAAGTTAGTAGACAGATTAGAATTTAGTAAAGCAAACTTCACAATAGCAAAAGATTGGGTAAGGGGGTAAAATATGGCGGCAGGAGGATATCAAGGTAGTCTTATTATTAAAGGCACTTCAACAAGTAATGGTACAATTAGTGCAACTAATTTTAATAGGGCACATTTTGTAAGAATTCAAACAACGGCGGCAAACAATACTATAACATTAAAAGAATCTGATGGTTCGACAGTGGGAAGTTTAATTCTCCACGATGCCGGAGATAGTGTTGTTATTGAGAAGAAACCAACACAAACATTAGAAACTACTGGTAATGCCGTTGGTTCAGCGGTAGGGAGTCCACGCTAATGAAATTTAAAGAGTTAATAAAAGAAATTAATTTACACGAAGGTGTTTATGATAATGGCATTTTTAAATGTTTCTTTTTAGCGGGTGGTCCGGGTTCAGGTAAAACATTTGTTACTTCACAAGCATTTGCTGGTACAGGACTTAGAGTAATAAATTCTGATAAAGCATTTGAAAGACAATTAGAAAAATTTAATCTATCTAAAAAAATGCCAGAAAGTGAGGCAGATACAAGAGATATGGTAAGAGCAAGAGCAAAAGCAACCACACAAAAAATGTTGCATTTGTCCTTGACTGGTAGATTAGGTATTATTATAGATGGTACAGGTGATGACTACAAAAAGATTTCAAAAATGAAAAATCTATTTTCTGTTCTTGGTTATGATTGTTATATGGTGTTTGTAAATACAAGTTTAGATGTAGCACTTGAAAGAAATGCTAAAAGAGAGAGAACTGTACCTGAATATATTACAACAAATTCTTGGAACGATTGTCAAAGAAATATAGGAGCATTTCAAAATCTATTTGGTGCTAGTAATTTTATCATAGTTGATAATAGTGTATCAGCAAAAGAATTAGTAACTGTAACTATGAATAAAGTTTCTAGATTTGTAAGTCAACTTATGAGGGCACCTATAAAAAACTATGTTGCGAAAAAATGGATTGCTAGAGAGTTACAATTAAAGAGAAGAAAATGAGTATAATAGATATACCTAGAAAAACATATGCTAAAGGTGTCTTTAATGATGCTGACACAGACAACCCTAAATTAAAACCCGGTGTTGTTGCTATGATTAAATCTCAAATTAAAAAGTTTGAGAGTAAAGCACCTGTATCAAAGTATAGTTTAATAGGTTCTATACTTACAAAAAGATATAGAGAAGATGCAGACTTAGATATAAATGTGTTATTTGATGTAGAACCTAGTTACAGAGAAACAATGCGTCAACAATTAGCATCACAATTAAGAAGTATCAATGGCAAATTAATACCAGGTACAAAGCACCCAATAAACTATTATGTGATCACTGACCCAAAAGTAAAAGAAAAGGCAGATAAAGAGGCAGATGGAGTGTTTGATGTAGAAAACAATAAATTTTTAAGAAAACCTGATGCAATTACATTCGATCCTAAACAATATGAATCTGACTTTAGAAAAAAAGTAGAAGAAATAGATGTCATTAAAGGTGAACTTGTTAGAGATATTATTGACTATAAAGAATTAAAACAGTTGACAAAAGATGATGTTGATGGTATACAGAAGTTGGTGAGTGATAAAATAAAAGAAATAGAAGAAAGTATTAAAGTGTTAATAGACATTGGTGATGAACTTTTAAAACAAAGACAAAGTGCCTTTGCTAATCCTATGACACCAGAAGAGATAAGAAAATTTGGTATTAAAAACAAATTGCCTAAAAATGTCATATACAAAATGTTAGAAAAATATCATTACAGTAAACTCTATAAAAAATGTAAAGAAGTATTAGAAGATGGTAAAGTAACTGATGATGAAATTAAAAGTATGACAGAGGCAAAAAAAGGTTCTGTTGTATTTACATTTGGTAGATTTAATCCACCTACCATAGGTCACGAAAAATTAATTGATAGATTAGCAAGAGTTCGTGCTAATGAGATGAGAGTTTACATTAGCAAAAGTAATGACCCTAAAAAGAACCCATTAAATCCTAGACAAAAATTAGATTATATGAAAAAGATATTTCCTAGATATGCAAGAAATATTTTTATACCAAGAACAAATATTGTCATAGACATTATCACTGATTTATATAAAGAAGGTTTTACAGATTTAAAAATGGTTGTTGGTAGTGATAGAGTAAATGAATTTAAAACATTAATAACAAAATACAATGACGTTAAAAGTAGACACGGATATTATAACTTTGATAATATAGAAGTTATTTCAGCAGGTGAAAGAGATCCAGATGCAGAAGGTGCCACTGGTATGTCAGCAAGTAAAATGAGGGCGGCGGCACAAGCAAACGATCTTAAAACATTTGAAAAGGGATTACCCAATTTTAGAGGTGTAGATAAACTATTTAAAGATGTAAGAAAAGGTATGAACCTCGCCGCATCTTACACAACAGGTATGGGTCATATGAATTATAGACCAATAGCAAGTTTAGAACAGTTTGAGCAAAATCAAATAAGAGATATGTATATTAGAGAAATGCTATTTAACGTTGGTGATATTGTAGAAAATGTACACTTAAATGTTAAAGGAACTGTTACAAGAAGAGGAACAAATTACGTTGTATTAGAAGATGATAATAACAACTTACATAAATCGTGGATATGGGATTGTATACCAGTGCCACCAGATAGAGAAATAGAAGTAAGAGAACATAACTTAAATGTAGACTACGGTTTCAAAACTGTGAGAGAGGAAGATATGAAAGAAGATTTAGATGCACAACCACAAGACAAAGATGTAAAGAAGAAAAAAGGAACGCAACCTAAAAAGTATTATAAAAGTTTATCAAAAGATGTAAAAAGCAAAAGAGCAGATCACTTTGCTAAACAAGATACTACAAAAGGTCCTTATAAACCTGCTCCAGGTGATAAGGATGCAAAGACAAAACCTAGTATTCATACAAAAAAATACAAACAAATGTATGGTGAAATGACACAAAAAGAGGCGTGTTGGGATGGATATAAAGCAGTAGGTATGAAAAAGAAGAATGGAAAGATGGTGCCTAATTGTGTACCAGAGAGTATGTCAATTGAAGATGCAAAAAAAGTAGAGGGTTATGTACCAGAATCTTATGAAGTCGGTCAAGACTATGCTAATCATACAAAAGACATAACACCAGGCGAAAATGCAAGTGAAAAACCAGTGGATTCAAAGAAAAGAACACCAGAAAACAGAATTACTGCTGATGATGTCAAAGAATGGGCAGTTCAAGATGAAACAATAGATAAATATAAGGGTAGATACGGAGATAAGTGGAAATCTAAACTTGTTGAAGTAACCAAAAAAATGATGGATAAAGTAGATGAAAAGTTTTAAAGAATATGATAACATAGATGAGAGATGTGAAGAGTGTATTTTTGAACACGAAGAAGAGGGTTTACAAGAGGCAGAATATCAAGGCAAAAAAGTAACTCTAAATAACCCTATGAGAACACCAGGTGGACCTAAAAAGTTCGCAGTCTATGTTACAAATGAAAAAGGTAATGTTGTCAAGGTAACTTTTGGTGATCCTAATATGGAAATCAAAAGAGATGACCCGGCAAGAAGAAAGAGTTTTAGAGCAAGACATAATTGTGACAATCCAGGTCCAAAAACAAAAGCAAGATATTGGTCTTGTTATCAATGGAGAAAGGGAGCAAAGGTAGATAACTGATGAGTAGATATAGAAAATCAATGAAAGATGCATTAAGAGAGGTTAGAGGTATCATTAAAGAAGATACAACGTCATCATATCCTCCTAAAGAAATCAATAAAAAGAAACACGCCGCCTATAAAGATCCAAAGAGAGGTGAACACGAAATAATTAAAAAAGAATCAGATGATCCTACTGTTGATGATATTGCAAAAGGTCTAAAGTTAGATAAGAAACTTGTTAAGAAGATAATGGGTGAAGTGTTTGACTATGATGAAAAAGTATTAGATGAGAATGTTAGTCAGCAGATAAAAACTCTAAAAACAATTATGGCACCAATGAGAGGTGCTAAAATATCCATTGACGGTGCTAATAAGTTAATGAAAATAATGGACAAGTTTGATAAGAAAGAAGATTTGATTGCTTTATTTAAAGCAGACATACCTTTCGTGTCACAGTCTGCCGCCGCAAGATTAATCTCAAAGTTTAGAATGAGTGGTGCTGAAATTAATAAACTAAGAGAAGAAGTTGACCTTAATGAATTTACAAAAAAAGATTTTGATAAGAACGAAGATGAAAACAAACACACAGAAAATGGTGTTGCAATTGTAAATAAGTTTGGTACATCTTCTGAAAAGAAGAAAATGAAAGATATTCAAACTAGACATAATAAAGCAGGTTCAATTACTGCTCAAGACCAAAAAGATAGAGATGCAATGGTCAACAAGTATTACAATAAATTAGAGGGTGTAAATGAAGGTAAAATGTCACAAATAGCATCTTATATAGATGACATTGCTCACGCAATGAAGAAAAATATGAATATGAAACCTTTCATAGACAAGTTTAAAAAAGACGCACAGAAAACTTTAGATCCTAGAAAGTCATTAGAGAAAGTGCTACCTGATTATATACCAGGGCAAGACATTGCAAAGATATTAAATATGAGTCAAGAAGAAGTTGAATTAGCAAACGCAGTTGACTCACTTTTTATAAATGAAGATAAAGCAAGAACAGAAAAAGCATTTAACGATATGATCAAAGATGGTGGTATCGACAGAAAAGACTATGAAAAATCTAAACAAATGTATAAGAGTGGAGATTTAAAAGGTTTAAGAAAACATATTTACAAATTAGATACTGCACCTTTAGAGGCAATTATGATGACCATAAGACAGAATGATCCTAAAGCATTTAAAACAATGTATCCAAAAGCAAAGGGTGGGGATTACTTCTCAAGTATTGCATACGATCATAGAAATGAAGACTTTGAACATCAAGGTGCAAAAGATTTATTTGAAAAGATAGAAGGTTTAAAAAACAAAGCAGAAAAATCAGGTATGCCCTATGGTATACTTAAAAAAGTTTATGACAGAGGAATGGCGGCGTGGAAAGGTGGACACAGACCAGGTGCATCTCAACAACAATGGGCATTTGCTAGAGTAAATTCTTTTATTACAAAATCATCAGGTACTTGGGGTGGTGCTGATAAGGACCTCGCCGCAAAAGTAAGGAGTTCAAAAAAATGAGTTATTTAGAAACAAGAAAAGGTAGTCTTGAAGAGGCAATTAGAAAACACGAAGAAGACTATCAAGCATTATTTAAAAAAGAATTAAAGAAAACAGGTAAATCAATACCTCAAATGACACCTGACGAAAAGAAAAAGTTCTTTAATAAGATAGATAAAATGCATACTGCAAAGAATGAGGCGAAGGTAGATGAGTTAACTAAAGCACAAAAGAAGTTACCACCTGCACTACAAAAAGCAATTAAGAAAAAAGAAATGAAAGAAGAACAAATTTCAGAAATGAAAAAAGTAGAGATTAAACTTCACCCACAAAATATAGATAAAACAGTACAAAAAATTCAAAAGCACATAGACATTGAAAACAGAGGTAGAGGAACAAAAATAGATGTTATACAGAATATGAGTGATGACTCTGTAACACTTGATGGTAGAGGTGTTGATGTTAGTAGACAAGTTAAAGATATTAGAAACTTTATAGGTTTCAAAAGTGCAAGGGTAATAGAAAGTGTTAGTGAGTCAAAAGATAAGATAGCACAGTTAAAAACAAAACTTGGTAAAGAAAAAGACACTGATAAGTTAGAGGCACAAATTATAGACTTAAAAGGACAACTTGCTTTAGCAAAACAACAATTAGAAAACGAAAAGAATAAAGCAATCAAACCAGAACCTAATCCTGAAACAGGTGAAGTTCCTTTGACAGTTGGTGTAGCATATAAACATTTGAGAGATAAGATGAAAAAAGAAAGTGAGAAGAAAAAGACTATGGTAGGAACAAAACCAAATAAAGTAGATACAAAACCTGAGGTAGAGTTCAATAAGTAATGAATAACACCACGAGGATCTATTGCGATATGGATGGTGTTCTCTGCGACTTTGCGAGAAACATCAAGAACACAACAGGAATGACTGTCGATCAGTGGATGAAAATCAATCCTAAACAAGAGAGATGGGCAAAGGTAATTGAAAACAAAAATTTTTGGTCAAATATGCCTTGGTTAAATGACGGTAAAAATTTATGGAGATTTATAGATAAACATAATCCATTTATTCTATCTGCCGCCTCTCAAGAAGATCCCAATTGTAAATCAGGAAAAATGCAATGGATACAAAGAAACATAGGTGTCCCTAGAAATAGAGTGCATTTAGTTCAAAGACACGAAAAACAAATGTTTGCAAAGACAGGTGGACAACCTTGTATCTTGATTGATGATTATTCAAGAAATACAAAAGAGTTTTCAATGAAAGGTGGTGTTGGTATCACATTTCAAAATGCAGGACAAGTTATCAGAGAACTCAAGAAACTAGGGTTCAATTGATATTAGTTATAAATACTATAGAATAAATTAATGAATTGAAACAACTAAATAATTTTTTAATAAAAGGAGAAAAATATGTGGAAAAAACCAGAAGTAAAAGAAATAAGTGTAGGATTAGAAATTAATTGCTATGCTTGTGCAGAAATATAAACAATTAGATTAAACAAGTGAGTACCTAAAAGGGAGAGAATGTTATGTCAAGTTGGTCAAATACAGATACAGGAACGAGTGCCCCACTTTGGGCAATTGCTCGTGTACAAAAAGCACCTACCGCCGCAAATATGCACGATGGTGGTGCAGGAGCATCAGGTAGATTATTTCAAAACGCAACAGAAGATAATCTTATAGACGGAGTGACTATCGGTCTTTTTAATTTTAAAGACAATGAAACACAAAGTGGTAAGGTTGCACACGTTGGTTGGAACTTAAAGACAACTGGTACAGGAGGTCGTGCTAGTAGAATACAGTTCGAAACTTTAGTGTCATTGGCAAATAGTCAAGATGCATCATAATTAACTTAACCAGGGACACCTTACGGTGTGGGGTGTCCCTACTAATTGATGTAAGCAAATACTTACAGTAGCATTCCCGAAAGGGTTTAAAGGAGATAAAATGGCAGATAAAAAAATTACAGCACTTACCGATTTGGGTGATGGTTTAGCAACAGCAGACTTATTTCACGTTGTAGATGATCCAAGTGGTACACCAATTAATAAAAAGATTTCAGCAGAAGATGTGTTTAACAATATACCTTCGTGGTTAGGTTTAAACTCAACTTCACAATCAATAACTGGTGATGGTTCAACATCATCAGCAATTAACGTAACAACACCAGTTACAGAAGTAGATGCAACTTCCGCCGCCGCACCTTGTACGTTGGCAGATGGTGCAAACGGGCAGATAAAAACTATTATAAATGTTTCTACTAGTGGAACAAATGCAGTTACAATAACACCCACAAATTTAAGAGGTTATACAAACATAATCTTAAATGCACAAGGTGAAACAGTAACTTGTATGTTTAAAAATAGTAACTGGAATATTATAGCAGGAAATGGTTATACAACTTCATAATGAAAGGTAAATAATGATTGATAAAGATACACTTGAAAGTGAAAGAATGAAATTACAATCTGATTTTGAGGCAGTTCAAGAACAGATAAGAAACACCGAAGTAACTTTAAATTCATTGAGAAATAATTTAAATGCACTTCACGGAGCAATTCAACAAACTGATAAATTATTAAAGTTGGTTGATGAAAAGAAAGAGAGTAAAAGTGGTAAAGTCGTTCAAAAATCATAGTAAAGATAGAGAACTAGATGAGTTTGAAGAAGATTTAACACAAGGTAAATCTTTACAAGAAAAAGCACCTGATACTTCAGATGCTATGAAAAGATATAAATCCGGTAAAGCAGGTTTCACCGACATTGCTCATTTAAAGGCGAAAGGTCTGATACCTAGAGCAGATGGTGAAAAGAAAAAATCAGACAAATATAAGTAGAGGAGAAAATGAAAACATTTAAACAACATATAAAAGAAGAAGGTGAAGGTGTAGGAACACACGATCAGAATTCAGTTGAAGATGGTTCTATTGGTGTTCATAACGTACACGATCCAGATGTCTTGAAAAGAGTAAATGCATTTGTTGGTTCTATTGCTATGAAAGAATATTTAAACCCACAACAAGCAGTTGACGAATTAAAAAATAAACTGATGAGAATAGGTTTAAATTTTGAGGCAATAATAGAAGGTGAAAAAGGAACTATGACTGTTCCAGTATCACGTTTTAAAACATTTGGTAAAGCAGATGATGGACAAGATATCGATAATGATGGCATAAGTGATGTGAAAGAGGGTGGTTTGAAATTAGAAATCAAACACGAATTATTACAAAACGGAACATCAAAGGTATATGCAAAACTGATATAGTAGATGTTTCAGACGATAACGAAAGACAATTGGTTATTATTTGCACAAAAGCATTATGATAACCCTACTCTTGAAAAAGAAGTAGAATTTTATGATGATTTAAAAAGATTTAAATATCTTAAAAGACTCTTTCGTAAGTATGATACAAGTGGTAGATTAAAGGTTCGTTTAGCACTTAATCATATAATTATTTTACAAAATGTATTTGGAGTAGAACCTTGTGTAACTTTACTACTATATAAAATAGATAGTAAACACTATGGAGTTTTAAAGGCGATACTAAATTACTTAAAGTATTTGTATCCAGATGAGTTAAACTTTATAGAAGAAGATAGTAAAGTTAGAGAACAGTTAGAGAGGTTATAGTGTCGACAAGTGGTAATAGAGCAGTAGATATGTTAATCACATATAGATTGTTAAAATTATTAGTAGTGCCTTTTGAAAAACAAGATGCTTTTAAGTATGGTATTATTGATAAAAATGGAAGAGTATTAAAAAAATACTCAACAATTTCAAAAACAGAAGAAAAAAAGTCTTACACCTGGTTACACAGATTTGTTTTTAATGTAAAAAGAATTTTAGGTAGAGTTGGTCTGGGTGGTAGATTAGGAACTCTAGCGGCGGCGTTAGGTATATTATTAAAAGAAGGTGATGATGTTTCGTTAAGATTTGATGATAAATACGGAGACAGATTATCACCACTTTACAGTAAATTAAGACCCCATAAAAAAATCATAGAATCTGCTATAATATCTTATTGTAAACACGAAAAAATATGGGAAGAAATATTAGAGCAAGACAGAAATTTACCACTTCTAGTTGAAAAAATAGAAGAGCAATTTATAGAGTGTCCTGAAGAAAAACTTGCAGGAAATTATTTTGGGTGTGATGTATATTACAATCACACATTAAATAGCACAAAATGTCCAAGAGATGATGGACTAGTTAAAACAACTATGACGACAGGTGAAAAGAGAAGGGATATTACTTACAGATGAAATCATTTAAAGAATTAGCACACGAGATTGTAACAAAAGTAGATGAAGATGCTCCTGCAAATGCAGTAGGGACTGGTGCCAATGTTGCATTACCACCTACTCACGAACCAGGTGTTAAGAAAAAAAAGAAAAAGAAACACGATCCTATCTTAATCAATAATCTCAAAAGAAAAGTACAAGAGAACAACGATAATAATAGTATGATGCTCAAGGGTGTGTTAGACAAACTTGAAGAGTTAGATAACATAGTTGATGATACATCAGGTGTAAAAAAAAACTTTATAAATGATGAAGTTAAAACTAAAAAAGAATATGTATCATTTAAAGACAAGTATATGAATGTTAGTGAGGCATATTCATTTTTTCCTACCACTGAAGAAGAAATATCAGCAAGATTAAAAGGTTTTACACATCAAGTTGTGGTTGATATTACAAATTTATTTAAATTATTAAAAGGTAGAGATGCAACACCTATTAATATTGATATGAAAAAACCTAATTTTATAAATGTATCTAGAATTTTTCAAGGTGTTATGGACATAGCAGACATTAAAAAGAGGGCAGGTTTAAAAGCAATTAGAATAAAATTTGGTAATGGTTCTAAAGGTAATAGAGGTGCTAATAATAGAGGAAATTTATTTGAAAAACAATTTGCTGATGCCATAGAATTATGGTATGCAGAAGGTGATGTTGCAGTTGCAGACAAAGATTTATTAAGAGCAATAAAAGATTTAGACAAAACTTATAACCTTGGTAAGTCAAAAACATTTGATGCTAAAGTTGTTGGTGGTGAAAATACAAAAAGACCATTAGATTTTTCAGGCAAGATAAGCATTACAAACCCTAAAGGTGTTGGTTTTAATATTGGACAAAGTGTAACAGATATAACTTTAATGACGGATAATAATCCACCAATTTATTTAAGTTTAAAATTAGGTGGCACAACAACATTCTTTAATGTTGGTATAAAAACAAAGTTAACAAAAAAAGAAATTGACGAAGGTGAAATTCTAAATGTAGATGGTAGAAAGTTACTAGATTTATTTGGTATTGATAATAAAAGATTTTGTACTATATTTAATCCTGATGTAAAAACAGAAAGTGGTGTTGTCAATGGCAGACCTGATGCATCTGCACTATCACATTTATTACAATCAGGTATAGGTTTTGGTTATCACGTTATTCATAAAACTGCAAGAGGTATTATATCTAAAAAAATGGACGAAAGTAAGATGAGAGAATCTGCTAGAGTTGGTGCTGTTAAAATATTTTATGGTGGTAAAGGTGGTAAAGGAAAGAGAATAGATATAGAAATGGAATCTAAATTTTATATGTTTAAAATAAATATTAGGGACACACAAGGCACTGATGGTTACCCAACCAGAATGATGTGTGATTTTAAACCAAAATGAAAACATTTAAAGAATACACAGGTGCAAGTATCAGAATAGGTGGTGCAGACAGTGTAGTGCCTATGGCAGACCTTGGAGATAATCCACCAAAAGGTCAAGGTGGTAGAGATATGAGAGGTGTTGGACTTCACGCATCAGCAGGTATAAAGTATCTTATATATCAGACAGGAAACGTAGGTAAGACTGCAAGAATTGTAATGAAGAACCTTAAAGACATTCAGACTGCAAGGGATTGGATTAAAGATAACGGACATAGTTTTGACCATAAAGGTAAGAACTTTAGAATATATCAATACAAAGGTAACCCTAATAATATTAGACCAGATGATTTAATTGAAGACTTCAGACCTGTTGGTCAACAAAAAGTAAGTGATTTAATTTTTACAGGTAGTGCGAGTGGTAGGGATAATCAATTATTAAATTTATGGATACCAATATCTAGTGCAATGTTTCAACGTGTATTTCCAAAAATGGTAAGAGCAAGAATATTTCACGTTACAGAGGCAAGTAAATTTGACCAACTTTATAGAATACAAAACAGCAAATCATCTATAGCAGGATTTCAACAGATGCATAGAAAAGTTATACAATCAGGTATTGCAAGTGGGGCAGGTGTCTGTGTTGAATTAGAAGGTAACGCACTTCTCAGTTCAGCAAACGATTTAGGTTCTATACCTGTAGTAGATGGTAGAAGATTTGTAAGTTACGATTTCTTTTATGATGATAGACGTAAACCTAAAATACCTAGTATGGATGGTGATTTAAAAAGACTTATCAAAACATTAATCGATAAATATGCAGACCCAGAAATTAATAGAAAGAGAACTTCTCCTTACTTTTCAGATTATGAAGTTTTTAAAAGTATAAAAGCAACACACACTTTTTATAAAGGTGAAGGTGGTCAACAAGCAAAAGATTCTGGTAAAAAAATGCAAATGTGTATAAAAGATTACTTTGATGGTATAGAGAAAATAATATCAAGTCGTCAAAAAGAAGTTCAAGAAGTATTGACAGGTTATTTAAGAAGAAGAAACTCCGAGAGAAATTGGGATGAAATCATAGTAGATGATTTTAATATCTTAAAAGTTTTCATAATAAAAGACCACGAAGAAACTTATCTATTTAAAAAAGATCAGTTAGACCACGAGGCGTTCAAAAAAGAATTACAATTTACAAGACTACCTGTTCAAATTAAAACATCAGACGAAGTACAAAGATATGTTGCACAAGTATCTAAACAAGAAATGGCAAAAGCATTAAGAGAGTCAACTGACTTAACAAAAGCACAAATTAAAAAAGTTCATAAGGTAGCAGATGAGTTGCCAAAGAAAGATTTTAGAGATAGATATGGTAAGAAAAAAGGTGATGCAGTAAGATATGGTACTGCAACAAATATGGTAAAGAAGAAATTAGGTCTAGAAGATACTAAAAGAATACCTAGAAAACCTGGACAAAAAGCAGGTTCAGATAAACATTCAGACTTGTATACAGACGAGAACCCTAGAGGTACGATACACGGTTTAGGTTTTACAGATGAAAAGAAAGCAAGAGAATCAATTAATAAAATTAAGAATTCTGGCAAGACACACGCACATAAGATGCAGGCGGCGATAGCAATGAGTCAAAGAGCAAAAGTTGCCAGTCAAAGAGCAAAAGATCCAGAAAAGAAAAAGAATTTAGGACAAGCACATAAGGTGTATCAAAGTTATATAGATACTAATAAGAAAAGTAAATAATGATAAGGAGAAATTGAATGATTAAAGATGATAGTGCTTTGAGTTTGAAAACTGTGGGACATATGCCTCTTATAGAAACTTTAGATGAATTAAATCTTAACATTGTAGATAAAAGATTATGCAGAATAAATGTTTACGAGTGTTTATCTCAATTAGTAGATTTAGATGATAAACACATATTAGATTGGGGTTGTAGAAATGGGTTTTTTATATTCGATAGTTTCGATTCTAAAAAAATCAACATATCAAAATATACGGGTGTGGATGTTAGCACAGAAAAATTAAATGAATTGAAATCAATGTTTCCCGATGCAAATACAATTCATTATGATAAATTTAATCAACAATATAATTCAAAGGGTTTAAAAGAACCCGAATGGTGTCTAAACGAAGATGATAAATTTGACGTGATTTTTTCACACTCAGTTTTTAATCATATTTCATTTGAAGAATTTGAATATGTATTCAATAGACAAAAAAATCATTTAAGAAAAAACGGTGTAATAATTCATCATTTTTGTGATTTGTATAATGTAGCAGATGCACAGTTTATGCTACCGAAAAATAAGTTAAAAAAATATTTAAGAGGTGAATATTTTCCTACTGAAGAATTATACAGATTTGATGATGAAGTTGTTACAATATATAATGATGATAAATTTCATAATTGTTATCGATTTGATTCTATGTTTAGTAGACATTACGTCAAAGAAAAATTGAATTGTGAAATAAACGAATATGATATGTTATTATGTTCAGCAATTTATAAAAGGGAGGATTAAATGGCATTACCATTTTTAGGTTCAGCACTTGGTCTCGTAGGAGATTTAGCAGGTAATTGGATGAAAGGTAAAGTCGAAAAATCAAAAGCAGAAGGTGAAGTTAAAGTCGCCGAGGCAAAAGCAAAAGCAAAAATACTAGAGAAACAAGCAACTGGTGAAATAGATTGGGATTTAGAGGCAATAAAAGGTTCTCAAAATTCCTGGAAGGATGAGTGGTTGACAATTATCTTTTCTATACCACTAGTAATGTGTTTCATACCTGGTATGGAAGAAATTGTGTCGAATGGTTTTGCAAGACTTAACGAACTACCAGAATGGTATCAATACACATTAGGTGTCATTGTCGCCGCAAGTTTTGGTGTGCGATCTGCCTCGAAGTTTTTCGGTAAGAAGTAGTCAAAACTATGACTTTGTTGACAGTCATTTTATTGTGACTGTCAATACTTTGTTTTTTAACTAAATACTATAGGTGTCTATGAAAAGATTAAGACAACCAATGCTCTATAGAGTATTGAAGAGAAGAAAACGACCTGACAGTAGAACATTACTTTATATTTTAAATAATAAATTTTTAACCATTAGAAAACAGAAAGACAGAAGACGCAGAAGAACATTAAAAAAGTTAGGTGTAGAGAGAAAGACAATAAGATATGGAAGATTCCAATGTAGATATTAAAGTTCAGATTGAGGGTCTAAAAAAAGATATAGAGAATGTTACAAACATTCAATCTAGAATAGACACTGCAATAGAAAAAATGACTGATGTGTCCACCAGCATCAAATCAATGTTGGCAGTACACGAAGAGAAATTAGCAAAGCAAGAGCAAATAGATGAAGTCATATTTGACAAGTTGAAAGAAAGACAGTCAAGTATAAATCAAGTTTATGATGATCTTCATAAAAATATTAATCAAGTAGAACGCAGATTACTATTAGAAATCAAAACACTGAAACACGATATGAACAGTAGAGTTGGTATGTTAGAAAAGTGGAAATGGTTGATAATTGGTGGTTCTATTGTTATTGGTTTTATACTATCAAAAAACTTAATGCCACTCATAGATATGATGTCAAAATAGACTTGACAATATAGTTTGTTTCAAGTATAGTCATTCAATGACTTCATATACAGATTTAAAATATATATCTAAAATATCATCTAGATTAGAACAGTTTAAGCAGAAAAACAACCTGTTCAACTTCAGATGCCCACACTGTGGTGATTCGAAGAAATCAAAGACTAAAGCAAGAGCATATCTCTATATGAAAAAGAACGATATGTTTTTCAAGTGTCACAACTGTGGTATGGGTCAAAATCTTTTAAACTTCCTCAAGTTTGTTGACCCCAAAGTATATGAAGAATACTTGCTTGACAGGTATAAAGGCAGTAGACCTGCGACACCAAAACCAGAGTTCAACTTTAAACCTGTCAAGTTTTTAAATACTACAATACTAGATGACATATCAAAAGTGTGTGACTTAAATGACACACACCCTGTCAAACAATACTGTTTAGATAGAAAGATACCAGAAAAACATCTTGACAAATTATATTTTTGTGATAAGTTTACAGAGTTTGTTAATAAAGTAAAGAAAGATACATTTACTACCGCTAGAGAGCATTCTAGACTGATTATACCGTTCTTTAATGCATCTAAGAAACTTATAGCATTTCAAGGTAGAGCATTAGGAAATGAAAACCCAAAGTATCTTACAATTAAAGTTGACCCAGATGCTAAAAAAATATATGGTTTAGACAGAATTAACTTACAAGACCACATATATATTACAGAAGGTCCGATAGACTCTCTATTCATAGACAATTGTATCGCCGCCGGTGGTGCTGACTTACTATTTGAAGAAGTCCCTTCTAAACAAGTAACATATATATTTGACAACGAACCTAGAAACCTTGAAATTATAAATAGAATGTCAAAGGTAATAGAACAAGGGTTCAATATTGTTATCTGGTCTGATGAAGTGAAAGAAAAAGACGTAAACGAAATGATTATGAATGGATTATCAAAAGACGAACTAATTAAAATTATTAAAGAAAATACATATTCAAAGTTATCTGCTTTGACTAAATTAACATATTGGAGGAAACGATAATGGAAAAAGAAATATCAGTTGTTAAACGAAGAGAAAGAGGCAGAGAAACTTTAAATATAGAAAAGATACACGAGATGGTAGAGTATGCTGTTGAGGGTATCAATGGTGTTTCTACATCTCAAGTTGAAATGAATAGTGGTTTACAATTCTATGATGGTATAACGACTGATGAAATACAACAGATACTTGTTAAATCTGCCGCCGATTTAATATCATTAGAAAAACCAAACTATCAATATGTTGCCGCCAGATTATTACTTTACAGTTTAAGAAAACAAATTTTCAATAGACTTTGGGATCACCCACATTTCTATGCTCACGTTCAAAAGTGTGTAGACAAAGGTTTATATGATAAAGAAATATTAGATAATTATAGTGAAGATGAATTTAATCAAATGGAATCTTGGTTAGATCATAAAAGAGATTACAACTTTACTTATGCTGGATTAAGACAAGTTATTGATAAATATTTAGTACAAGACAGAAGTACAGGTGAGGTTTTTGAATCACCACAGTTTATGTATATGATGATTTCTGCAACAGTGTTTGCAAAGTATCCTGATACTTCTAGAATGGGTTATGTAAAAAGATATTATGATGCTATTAGCAATTTTAAAATCAATATTCCTACTCCCGTTATGGCGGGTGTTCGAACTCCTTTGCGTCAGTATGCTAGTTGTGTTTTGGTTGACGTTGATGATACTCTCGATAGTATTTTTTCTAGTGATATGGGTATTGGTAGGTATGTTGCTCAAAGGGCAGGAATTGGTATCAACGCAGGCAGAATAAGAGGCATCAATTCTAGAATTAGAGGTGGTGAAGTTCAACACACAGGTGTTATACCATTTCTTAAAAAGTTTGAATCAACAGTTAAGTGTTGCACACAAAATGGTGTAAGAGGTGGTAGTGCAACTGTTCACTTCCCAATATGGCACGCCGAGATAGAAGATATTATTGTATTGAAAAACAATAAAGGTTCAGATGACAACAGAGTTAGAAAGTTAGATTACTCAATTCAATTATCTAAACTATTCTATGAGAGATTTATTAATGATCAAGAGATAACTTTATTTTCACCACACGAAGTTCCTGAATTATATGATGCGTGGGGAACTGATGAGTTTGATTCACTATATGAAAAAGCAGAAAGAAAACACGTTAAGAAAAAGAAAATTAGTTGTCAACAATTATTTTTTGATATATTAAAAGAAAGAGCAGAAACAGGTCGTATTTACATTATGAATATCGACCATTGTAATACTCATTCTAGTTTTAAAGATAGAGTTTATATGTCAAACTTGTGTCAAGAGATTACTTTACCTACAGACCCAATACAACACATAGACGGTGAGGGTGAAATAGCATTATGTATTTTAAGTGCTATAAATGTAGGTGCTATGAAATCACTTGATGAATTAGAAGATTTATGTGATTTAGCAGTGAGAGGTTTAGATGAAATAATAGACCATCAGAAATATCCAGTAAAGGCGGCAGAGATATCGACTAAAGCAAGAAGAAGTTTAGGTATAGGTTATATTGGTCTTGCTCACTATCTTGCAAAACACAAAGTTACTTATGATAATCCAGATGCTTGGAAGTTAGTTGATGAACTTACAGAGGCATTTCAATTTCATTTACTATGGGCAAGTTGTAACCTTGCTAAAGAAAAAGGTAAGTGTGAATATTTTGATAGAACAAAATATGCAGATGGTATTTTACCTATTGATACATATAAAAAAGATGTTGATGAATTAGTTGACAGAGAATTATCTTTACCTTGGAACAAATTAAGAGAAGATATAAAAGCAAATGGTTTAAGACATAGCACATTGTCAGCACAGATGCCATCTGAATCATCTAGTGTTGTAAGTAATGCAACAAATGGTATTGAACCACCTAGAGATTATTTAAGTGTAAAGAAGTCAAAGAAAGGACCACTAAAACAAGTTGTACCTGATTATCATAAACTTAAAAATTATTATACATTATTATGGGATATGAAAGATATGTCAGGTTACATAAATATAGTTTCTGTTATGCAAAAATACTTTGATCAAGCAATTAGTGGTAACTGGTCTTATAATCCAGAACACTTTGAAGATGGTCAAGTTCCTGTTTCAGTTATGGCACAAGACTTGTTAACAACATACAAGTTAGGTTGGAAGACTTCTTATTATCAGAATACATATGATAGTAAGAAAGATGAAGATGAACCAGCACACCCGATAGGGTTCAAAGACGAAGTGCCTGAAACAAAAGTAGAAGATGAAGAAGAATGTGAAAGTTGTGCAATATAGGGAGGTAATATGGCGTATTTAGCATTAAACACACCACACGAAGAAGTTTGGGTCAAGAAAGAATATCTATATGATTTAGAAAAAGGTCACGGTGAATTAACACCTGGCGTTTGGGTTACTGCAAAATCAATTATGGGTAGAGCATTGTACTTTGAAACTTTTTTACCAGAGTATGGTGCGTTGTTTGATAAACTACCTATATCAGCATTTGTATGGAAAAAAGATTACGAAGGTAATTTACCTTTGACAGAATTACAATTATGGGATTGTTTTAGTTACGATATAACAATTGTGCAAAAACAATTATTAGCAGGTAGTATGTGTAAGTATATGTCACCAGAAAAGAAATGGTACAAAGGTCATTATTGGTGGACAATTGATAGTGCTTGGTCAACAGATATGGAGAGAGATGTTTCATTTGCAGAAGTACCAAGTCAGCATAAATCATTTAATATTATAGCATTAGAAAATGGACATATTGCCGCCCAACCAAATAACAGAGTTATTTTTTATGATAAATCTTTATCACCAAGTAAGTTAAAGTTTCCTGATTTTAAAGTTTCTACTGTAGAATATGAAGTAGAAGGTACACATAAATGGACTGCTGGTGATAGTGAAGAGTGGCACTATGAACTAAAGGATATGAAAGATGAGTAAAAGTGTGTTTAATAAAAATAAAGGATTAGATGCTACTAAACAACCAATGTTTTTTGGTGAAGATTTAGCAGTACAAAGATATGATACTTTTAAGTATCCAGTGTTTGATAAATTAAATCAAACACAATTAGGATATTTTTGGAGACCAGAAGAAGTATCTTTACAAAAAGATAGAAATGATTTTCTTGAGTTAAGAGATGAGCAGAAGTTTATCTTTACATCTAATTTAAAATATCAAACTATGTTAGATAGTGTGCAAGGTAGAGGTCCTTGTTTAGCATTTCTACCATTTGTATCTCTACCTGAAATAGAGGGTTGTATTGTAACTTGGGATTTTATGGAAACTATACATTCTAGAAGTTATACATACATTATAAAGAACTTGTATCCAAACCCTAGTGATGTGTTTGATACCATCATAGAAGATGAGAAGATAGAACGTAGAGCAAAGTCTGTTACTCAAACTTATGATGATCTGATACAAATGGGTTATCAATGGTCAGTAGCACCTGATAAAGTTGATATGTATGAGTTAAAGAAGAAATTATGGTTAGCATTAGTAACTGTTAACATACTTGAAGGTTTAAGATTTTATGTATCTTTTGCTTGTTCATTTGCATTTGGTGAACTTAAAAAGTTAGAAGGTTCAGCAAAGATAATATCATTTATAGCAAGAGATGAAAGTCAACACTTTGCAATGTCACAGAATATAATTAATAATTATAGAGAAAGAGAAAATGACAAAGTGATGAACCAAGTAATAAAAGATACAGAAGATTTAGTTTATAAAATGTTTGATGAGGCAGTACAGGAGGAGAAGAGATGGGCAACATATCTATTTTCGCAAGGAAGTATGATAGGATTATCAGAAAAACTGTTACACCAGTTTGTAGAACATATGGCAAACCGAAGAATGAAGGCGATACGTCTAACTCCGAAGTACGATCAAAAGTCAAACCCTTTACCTTGGATAACACATTGGTTAAGTAGTAGAGGTTTACAAAATGCACCACAAGAAACAGAAATTGAATCATACGTCATAGGTGGTATAAAACAAGACGTAAAGAAAGATCAATTTAAACAATTTAAACTATGATAAAAAAACATAAATGTCACAGTTGCAATATGGAAATGAAAATCGTATTTGATGAAACTAAAGAAATATACCCTATTATATGTCCATTTTGTGGACACGAATTTGATGATGAGGAGATGAATAATTATGATGTTGAAGACGAGGACGATTGGGATTGATTACAGTTTAAATAGTCCAGCAGTTTGTATAAATGAAGATAAATTAGAAGATGTTGATATTTCAAAAGTTACTTTTCATTTCTTAACTAAAAAGAAAAAGTATCTTGGCAATATTGCTAAAGGTGTAACAGGTTATGAATATCCATTGTATAAAACACCTGAAGAAAGATTTGATGCTATATCTAATTGGGTATTCGACCTAATAAGTGATATACATAGTAATGTATATATTGAAGGATATTCCTATGGTTCAAAAGGTCAAGGTTTATTTCAGATAGCAGAAAATGGTGGTTTACTTAAACATAAATTGTGGAAATCATCAAAAGTAGAATTTAATATATTAGTACCAAGTGTAATCAAAAAGAGAGCAACTGGTAAAGGTAACGCAGACAAACAAAAAATGTATGAGCAATTTATGAAAGATGGTGGACAAGATTTAGTATCTGTTTTGGGTATGAATAAATTAGATAATCCTGTTACTGACATTGTTGATTCATACTATATTATGAGGACAGGATATGAAGATAGGTATAGTTACTAGTTTTAATGAAAAGTTATATCATTATTATGCACATAGATTTTTAGAATCATACAATCTACCATTTAATCTACACATTTATCACGAAGGTTGGACACCTGAAGATTTTCCATTAAGAGATAATATACATTACATTGATATCAATTCAGGTAAAAATGGAAATGAGTTAAGAAAATTTAAAGCAAGGATGAGTGGTTACAATGTAGATAGTGTTGTACCCGGCGAACCACAAAAGATAATTCACGGAACAAATTATAAAAAAGACGGCATTAGATTTGCTTACAAAGTTTTTGCTAAAACAGATTTGATGACAAATGGTAAAACAAATTATGATTATGTATTTTGGATTGATGCTGATATGATATTTAAAAAATCATTCAATGCAAAAGATGTTGTAGAAAAGTTTTTACCAGGAGATTATCAAATCTCTCATATACACAGACCAACATATTATAGTGAATGTGGTTTTGTAGGATATAATTTAAGACACTGGCAAACAAGAGTATTTGTTCAAAGATTTAGAGAGATGTATACTCATTTAAATCTATTAACAGAAAAAGAGTGGCACGATAGTTATTTGTTTGATGTAGTTAGAAAAAAATTAACAAAAGAATTAAACGGTGATATAAAGTTTTATAATTTATCACCAACTATAAGAAAAGTTGGCAATCCTTGGCCAGATACACCAATGGCAGAATATATGGACCATCTAAAAGGTAAAGCAAGAAAAGATGCAGGAGAAATGTTAAAATGAAAGCAGGTAAAATTTGGGGACAAACAGAACTCATACACGCAAACGGTGTTTTAGAGTTTCATAGAATAGAATATAAAAAAGGTATATCGTGTTCTAAACACAGACACAAATTTAAATGGAATGGTTTCTTTGTTGAGTCTGGTAAAATGATAGTAAAAGTTTGGAAGAACGATTATGATTTAGTTGATGAAACAATATTAGGACCTGGTGACTTTACACAAGTAAAACCAAATGAGTTTCACCAGTTTATAGGTTTAGAAGATGGTGTAGCATTTGAATTATATTGGGCAGAGTTTGATCACGGTGACATAGAAAGAGAAACAGTTGGTAGTAAAGTATGATCAATGTTTTTATAGGTTATGATACAAAAGAAAAAGTATCATTTAGTGTATTATCATATAGCATATTAAAGAATAGTACACAACCTGTATCAATCACACCTATCTATCTTGACAATATAAAAGATGATTTTGTCAGAGAAAGAAATAATTTATCATCTACAGAATTTTCATTTAGTAGATTTATCACACCACACCTAATGAACTATCAAGGTTGGGCATTGTTTATGGATTGCGATATGTTAATGAAAGCAGATATCAATGAACTTTGGAGATTAAGAGATGATAGATATGCAGTGCAAGTTTGTAAACACGACTACACACCAAAGAGTACAGTAAAGTTTTTAAATCAAAAACAAACTGTTTATCCTAAAAAGAACTGGTCTAGTTTTATGTTAATGAATTGTAAAAAGTGTACTGCTTTAACACCTAACTATGTTAATAGGGCAAGTGGTTTAGAGTTGCATCAGTTTAAATGGTTGGAAAGTGAAAAACTAATTGGTGATATTCCATTAGAATGGAATTGGTTAGCAGGTGAATATGAAAAGAAAGATGATGTAAAGAACGTACATTTTACAGAGGGTGGTCCTTGGTTTAGTGAATATGAAGATGGTGATTATTCAGAGGACTGGTTTAGATATTTTAGTGAAACAACACAAACGGATATGGAATGAAATCTTTAGCAGTATATTATAATACAACAGTCAAGTATGGTTTTAAAATGGAGTTGATGCAGGCATTTGCTAAACCGATTGAAGATAGTGGTATTCGTGTCAGACATTTTAAAGGTCCTGAAGGGTTTGAAGTTTCTGATGAATTTTCACACGCATTAATTTTTAATTATCAAAGATGGGTACCAGGTCAACAACCATTAAAAGAAAGATTACAGTTGAGATTTAACGTATGGGAAAAATACAAAGAGAGTGGTAGAATATGGATGTTTGATAATGATGTATTAAATGGTATTGATGCACATTTAAATCATAACTATCATTATGATATCAAAAATTCTTATGTCAGAGTAGCATACGGTGACATTTATCCTGGTAAAGCAAAGTATTTTAATGACAACTGTCCTCAAGACAGATGGAATAGAATGGTAAAGATAAAAAGAATGGATGTAAAAGACTATAATTTAAATAACGGTGATTTTATATACATTTGTTGTAACAGAGGTTCTAGTGGTTACTCTGGTCTTGGTGTCAACGCCGCACAATGGGCAATTGATACTGTAGAAGAGTTAAGAAAACACACAGATAGACCCATAAAAATCAGACAACATTCATCAATATCTTATGCTGAACACAAACCAGATTTCAATAGACTAAAAGAGTTTTGTGAAAGACAAAAAAATGTATCACTACATTCTCCTTTAGGGGAGTATCCTGGTTTAGTAAATGAAATTAAAAAATCATATGCAGTTGTGATATTTACTTCAACTGCTGGAGGTCCTGCTATCATTGAGGGTAAACCATTATTCATTTGCAATAAACATTGTTATTATCTACCTATGAATGCAGGTGAATTATCTGACATAGAAAAACCAAATATAAGTATTGATAGACAACAATTTCTAAACAATTTAGGATATTCACACTGGAGATTACCAGAGTTAAAAGACGGAGAATATTGGGAAAGGATAAAAGATGTCATATAGATGTGTTGATTGGTCAAAAGAGAAAGCAGTTGAAAGAGAAAAGAAAGGTAAGAATGCAAAAGACCCTTACATAGTAAGTTTATCAGAGGGTTGTGGTGGTGAATATATAAATGAAGATGATTTTGATATAGAAGATAAAACACCTTGTGTCTTTAGAGGTCTTGGTAAATCTCCTATGATATGGGAATGTATCAACAATAATGTTGATTACTTATACATTGATACTGGTTATATGGGTAATGCTATTACAAAAATATATCACAGAATAGCATACAATAATTTACAAACTTTAAATCATTTAAAACCACACGAAGTTAAAGAAAGAATATATGCTAAATATGACGGTCAATCAAGAGTTGCTGATAAAGTTTGGGTAACGAAAAGACCGTTAGTTAGATGGAATTTAAAAGTAAGAGAACCACACGAAAAGAAAAAGATATTAGTTGTGCCACCAAGTCAAAAAGTTTTCAATCATTTTGGTGGAAATGCTCCTATCTATACTAAAAAATTAGTTAAAAAAATTAAAGAAATATCTAATAGAACTGTAGAAATTAGAAAGAAGTTATCAAGATCAGAAAGAGTTGACTTTTCTTTACAAGATCAACTACGAAAAGGTAAGTATCATTGTATTGTTACTTTTAATAGTATAGCATCTATAGAGGCAATTAGTATGGGTGTACCAGCAGTTGTGTTAGGTCCTAATGCAGGTTCTTATTTAAGTGAACAAGACCTAAAGAACATTGACAATCCCTACTATCCTGATATAGTAGATGTATTTGATCATTTAGAATATTTAAAATGGTGTCAATTTACAGGTGAAGAAATGAGAGCAGAACACACACACAAAGTTATAGAGGCATTACAAGGTGATGTAAAACCTGTAAAATTTAAAATATCAGAGGATTTTAATGTTTAGATTTTTAAATCACGCAAGTTTTTTAGTTGATGATATATTAGTTGATCCGTGGTTTGATGGTAGTATATTTTTAAATGGTTGGAATTTATTAAAGAATTTTGATTATGATATCAACAGATTATCATATCAATATATTTTTATATCACACGAACACCCAGATCATTTTCACATACCTACATTAAAGAAGATTGCAAATCCAGAAAGTAAGACAATTATTTTTCATAAAACACTTGATAGTAAAGTAATTGATTTTGTGAAAAAAATGGGGTTCAATGTATTAGAATGTGAGAATGATAGATTTTACAAATTAAATTTTGGTAAAATAAAAGTGCAGTCAAATGGGTTTGATAGTTTCTTTATATACAAAACATCAGATAAAACAATTGTTAATATGAATGATTATCAAGTTAACAATATTGATGAACTTACAAAATTAAATGAAACAAATGTTGACTTATTGTTTTCACAATTTACTTATGCAAATTGGGCAGGTAATAAAGATGATGTTACGTTGCCAAAAAAAGCACAAAGAATTATAAACGACAGATTAAGTATGCAGTTTAAAGTTTTCAAACCTAAAATGTGGGTGCCATTTGCATCTTACATATATTTTTCACACGAAGAAAACTTTTATATGAATAAACACGTTCCTAGTTTAAGTGATATAAAAAGGTTTGCTGAAACAAAAAATATTAAATGTTGTTTTCCAACACCAGATTGTATCTTTAATGAGAGAATGGGTGATAATGCAATACAATATTGGACAACAATGAGAGGGTTAATAAATCCTATACATAAAAATAATGTGCAACCATTAGAAGAAGTAAAAGCATCTTTCTTAACAATGTGTGAAGAGATACACAATAATAATGATATGTCTTTATTTAATGAAAAAGAAACATATATTAATGTACCTGACTGGAGCAATGTAATTAAATATGATATAAAAAATATCGAGTTTGAAATAGTAACTCAATTAGAAAATGATATAATTATGTCTAGTGAGTGTCTACATTTTTTAATTAAAAATAAATGGGGCAGAGGTACTGTATTGATAAGTGGTAGATGCCAGATTAATTATGAAAAAGTAAATAACTTTTTTAATCAAACAAATTTATGGTACTATAATAACATAGGTAAATATCTAGGTAAAAACTTAATTCTGAATGAAATTGTTAATCAAGATAATTTTTATGAGAGATTAATTTGTCAATAGATAGATATTTTTTTAGAACAGTTTGTAGAACTTTGAGAGAATTGCAAAGTGATAAAAGACTAACTGTTGCAACTCTTGGTTATCCTGATTTACTTGTAACAGAAACAATGTTTAAAAATCAAGATATAGACACCAGTAAACTAGAAGTACGAGAAAAGTTTGCAGACACAAGTATGCATAAAAAGTTACGAGCAAAACTTGAGGCAGACGGTACAAAACAATTATATACGGCAGAAAGTTTTTTCAATTACTTTAATATGAATATTGAAGTGTTTGATGTGTACTCTCATTTAGGTATAGAGAGCATATTAGATTTAAATGAACCTTTACCTTATGCATATGAAGATAAGTATGATTTAATTTTAGACGTAGGTACATTAGAGCATTGTTTTAATGTAGGTCAAGCATTTAAAAATATTATGCAGATGACAAAATTAAATGGGTCAATATTTATGGCGGCGCCTGCATCAAAAATTAATCACGGATTTTGGAACTTCAACCCAACTGCTTATACAGATATTTTCCATCAGAATGGTTGGGTTATAAAAGACTTGATAGGTGTCAAGGGAACAACAAGAGATGTGGGTGAACTTGTAGAACATAACTTAGACTACTTTATACCTGACCCAGAAAATAGAAAAATGTATCCTAACAAACCTGAAGAAGTTATTATAATGTGTATTGCTACTAAAATAAAACAACAACAGTTTAATTATCCCTTACAAATGAAGTATGCAGGTGATAGAGAGGACAAAACTTTATACAAAGACTTGCAAAAAATGTATCAGAGAACAAAAAAGACAACAATATTAGATGGAAATGAAACGAATGAATTCAAAGATAAGCAAGGTAGTTAATAATAAAATAGGAGATAATTTTACTTATGTGGCACCTGTAAATATGTACGGTGCTAGATTAGGTGATGATGTCTTTGTAGGTCCTTTTTGCGAGATACAAAAAGATGTATACATAGGTGATAGAGTTAGAATACAATCACATAGTTTTATATGTGAAAATGTTACTATATATGATGACACCTTTATCGCACACGGTGTTATGTTTACAAATGATAAGTTTGCAGATGGTCAATTAAGTAAAGATTATCTACCAACTCATATTGGTCATAGATGCAGAATTGGTTCTAATGTTACAATCTTACCTGTTTTTATAGGTGATGATGTTACAATAGGTGCTGGTTCTGTTGTTACAAAAGATTTGAGAGAACCTGGTATATATGCAGGTAATCCAGCAAGGAGAATCAAATGATAGCATTGGTGGGGTATGGATATTGGGGTAAAAATTTAGCAAGAGTATTTAAAAAAGAATTAACTTGCATAATTGATAAATACGATAAAAATTTAGACAAAGCAAAAAATGATTATGATGATTCTGTTTGTTATGATAGAAGTTTAACAAATTGTTTAAAAACTAATAAAAAAATAAAAGCAGTATTAATAGCAACAAAACCAGAATCACATTTAGATATTGCAAAATTGTGTTTAAAATATAATAAACATATATGGATAGAGAAACCTGTCTGTGCTACTTACAAAGAGGCACTTGCATTACAAGAATACCATAATAAGATAAACAGTAGATTAAGAGTGATGGTAGATCACACCTTTTTATTTCACCCTGCCATACATAAATTATCATCAATAGACATAGGCGAACCACTATATTATGATAGTCATAGAATCAGTTTAGGTCTATTTCAAAAAGATGTAGATGTTGTGAAAGATTTAGCAATTCACGATCTAGCAATTATTAAGTATCTGTATCCTATGATGAAATTAAAGAAGAAGACAATAGTAAAGCATAATCATATAAATGATATGAAAAATCAAGCAATATTGTGTTTAGAGTTCGAGCAGAGTGGTATCGTAAAGAAAAAGTTTACTGCAACCATTAATTGCAATTGGGTCAGTCCTGTAAAGAAGAGAGAAATAATCTTGACAGGTACTAAAAAATCTGTTATATATGATGACATTGACGTAAACAAAATAAAAGTTTATGACACTGGAGATATAGGTGAAGACTATAATATCAATCAATTGGGTGATATGATTAGTCCTAAAATAGATACAACAGAGGCACTTGCAAATGGTAGAGAAAACTTTTTAAGTGCTATTGATAACGAATGTAGACCTATGATGTCAGACTTAAACTTTTCAGTTGACTTGATGAGATGGATAGATGATACCATATTATGATATGAATGAAATTCATAAACCTCTAAAAGAAGAGTTTATGAGAGAAGTTGAAGAGTTACTTCGCAGAGGTGATTTTGTTTTTGGAACAGACAAATTTGAAGAAGATTTTGCAGAGTTTACAGGTGCAAAGTATTGTGTTGGTGTTAACAGTGGTACATCAGCATTAATACTTGCTCAATTTGCCTGTGGTGTTCGACCAGGTGATAAAGTTACTACAGTTTCACATACATTTACTGCTACAGTTACAAGCATAAAACATTTAGGTGCTACACACGAATTTGTAGACATAGATGAAAAGACATATTGTATGAATCCTGATTTATTAAATGTTGACTATAACACAAAAGTAATATTACCTGTTCATATGTATGGTAATGCTTGTGATATGCCAAGTATATTAAATAAAAAATCTGCTAATACAACTGTCATAGAAGACTGCTCACAAGCACACGGTACAAGAATAAATGGTCAGCACGTTGGTACTTTTGGTAAAGCAGGTACATTTAGTTTTTACCCGGGAAAGGGTATTGGTGCTTTTGGTGATGCTGGTTGTATTATAACTGATGATGAGGGGTTAGCAAAAGAACTAAAGGAACAAAGAAGTTGGAAAGAAAATGATGTTGGTTTTAATTTTAGAATGGCAAATATAAATGCTAAATTTTTAAGTTTAAAATTAAAATATTATCCAGAGGTGTTAAGAGCAAAAAGAGAAATTGCAGAATACTATAACAAACATTTAGATTATTGTTATGTAAACCCAGGTGTAGAACATAGTTATCATATTTATCCAATATTACATAGAGATAGAAACAACTTAATTAGAAGATGTGGTGATGAATTACAACTTAAAAAACATTATGATAAACCTGTACATCATAATCCAGCATTTCACTTCACATCTAAAACTTGCACATACTGTAGTGCTGAAGAATTTACAGATTTTAATTTACCAATTACAGATCAGATATCTAACTCACAAGTAAGTGTGCCTATATATCCAGGTCTAAATAAAGAAGAAGTTGTTGATATTTTACAAAAACATTGGAGTGGTAATGGTTTATCTAGTTCCGTTTTATAAGAACGCATCATTTAAAATAAAAGAGGCACCAGAGGTAATTGATTTTGTCAAAAAGAAGAGATACGATTATCATAGATTTTTAAATTGTTTAAGTGAATCATTTTACAGATACAATCCAGATGGTAAATTAATATTGTCCACAGATAATCACACAAATCCATCAGGTTATGAGGGTCATTATTATAGACAAGACACTGATGAAAAAACTATCATACAATCTAAAGTTTACAATGAAACGAAATTTATATGTGATGACAATGGGTATGATGAGAATATAATTATGTGTGGAACAGACCATCTTATCAATAGAAACTTAGATAAGTTGTTTTTAAATCAAGACTTTGATATTAAGATACCTATAAGAAAAGGTACACGAGTTAACAATGCTATGATAGTTGTAAAGAAAGTTACAGATAATGTTAAGAGATTTTTTGATTATCGTTATGAAAGATTTATACAGAAGAACAAAGACCCACATTGGGACTGGTATGGTGACCAAAGAACATATGATAATATTTTAAGAGAAGAATTACATCTATTACCTGTTCGTGACCCACCTCAAAAATTTGATTACAAATTAGGTTCATACATTGTTAGAGGTTGTAAAATAAAATTAATCGAATATGGTGGTAACGAATGCGGTAGTTTTGATATATGGCCACACCATAGAAGAGGGTTTGAAGATAATACTTACTTCTACGATTTTAAAGGTAAAAGAAAAGCATATTTTTTCACATCATACGAAAAGGAAAGGAGAAACTATGAACGAAAAAAAGAAAAAAATTTATGAAAGAAATCCTGATACAGGTGAAGTAAGAGAAAGAGAATTCAATGATTTTACTGGTGAAACAATAAGAATTATACACGATAAAAAACCAGAAGATTATGGCACTGCTAAAATGATACCTGCATATAATCCAGATGCACCTTGGATTGATGAGAGAGTAAATGAAAATCTTGATGGTGAACTATTGAATGAGGATAAAAATGATGAACAAGAAGATAGGCAATTATCTATTCCCTTCGAGTGATACACATTTCGAAAGATGGATATTAGACGGAGAGTATCAGAAGAAACAAAGAGATGCTCTCTTTGAATATATGGAAGAACGTAGACCTATAGAATATATTTTAGATGTAGGTGCCCACGTTGGTTTGTGGTCAAGACCTATGATGCATAGAGCAAATACAAAATATATTTGGGCATTTGAACCTAATCAATTAGTCAGAGAATGCTATGTTTTAAATATGGGTGGTTTTGATAACTATTCAATATATCCATTTGCATTAGGTGATAAAAATAGAAAAGGTCATTTAAATGTAGAAACTGATAACTCTGGTAATACAAACATACACCCTACAAAAAATGGTGATACTGAGATAAGAACATTAGATAGTTTTAACTTTGAGCATATTGATTATATTAAAGTTGATGTAGAGGGTTTCGAATATAACTTTCTAAAAGGTGCAGTTGATACTTTAAATAGATGCAGACCATTTGTTCATCTAGAAATGAAATCAAAGAATATGAGAAACAGTAAAGAAGAATTTACCAGATTTATGAAAAATATAGGATACAGTCAAGTGTTGAAAGTAGGAGCAGAGGTATTATATGATTATAACACATAAACTTGCTTGGGATAAATGTTTATCACATAAGTTATTTCCACTTATAGAAAAAGGTTGGAAAGATACAGATAGACCTGTGCATTTCTTTTGGGGATTAGCAGGTAAAAATATTAAAGAAATTGCAGAATGTGAAGAGAAAAAAGAAGAATGGTATTATATTGATATTGGTTATATTACAGATGATATAACTAGATACCCTACACCAGAGATCACAAAACCAGATACAACTTACTTTAGAATTGTTAAGGGTGGATTACATACAATAAGAGGTAAAGTTGGTGATGGTGCCAGACTAAAAAGATTACAAAGAGAGGGTTTAGATGCTGAATTTAAAGGTTGGTATACAGGTGATACTAAACACGTTTTAATATGTCCATCATCACCCACTGTAACAAGACAATTAAATAATATGACACAAGAAGATTGGGTATTTGAAGTGAAACTAGAATTAGAAAAACATACAGATAGAGAGTTGATAGTTCGTAATAAACCAAGACCTGGTAATGAATGGTGGGGAACAAACATTAGAGATCAACTAAAAGATTGTCATTGTTTAGTTACTAATATGAGCATTGCATCAGTAGATGCTATATTAAATAGAGTTCCTGTGATTACAGATGGTAGAAATGTTGCGTGGGCAGTTGCATCAAGAGATCCAAAGTATGTAGAGAAACCATTTAAACCTGGTAAGAAAACGGTTTTAGAGTGGTTAAAATTTATTACCGAGCAACAATTTACTATGGATGAGATAGAAAATGGTACCGCATACAAAATATTAAAAGAACAAGGTGTTGTAAATGAGTAATTATGATAAAACTGAATATCAAATAACAGTTGCTAAAAATATGACAAGTGAGTTGCTAAACTTCTATGAAAAATACAAGAAAGATGAAAAAGAAAATATTATCTTAAAAGCAAATTTAATAATAGATCAATTAGAAAGAGTGAAAAAAGATTTAAATGATTAATTTTTGTTGTGTGTTATATGGTACAAAATATAGCACAGATTATGTACAAAACTTATACAATATGGTCAAAAGACACCTGACTATAGAACATAAGTTTTATGTCTTTACTGATAATGTAAGAATGCAGAACATCATACAAGGTGATGTAATTGTGCAACAGTTTCCTCTACACGATATGCAAGGGTGGTGGAACAAAATGCAGTTATTTCACCCAGATAACGGTTTATCAGGTGTCAATCTTTATATGGATTTAGATGTCGTTATTCTTAAAAATATAGACTGTTTTGCTACTTTCTCATCAGATACAACATTTAGCATTACATCAGATTTCAATGGTAGAATGATATGGTACAATTCGAGTATTATGAAGTGGCATAGTGAAACTATGAAACCAATACTTTGGGATGAATTTATCAAGCAAAGACAACACTGGTATCGTCTACAAGGTGATCAAAATGCTATTACAGAGTTATTAAGACAGAACAAAGACTTTCATAAGAACAATGTTAGAACATTTCCAGATGATTGGTCTAACTCTTATAAGTGGTTTGATAGAGAAAACCCTAGATTTGGTAAAAATTTATGGACATTTGAGCAAAAATCAGACAGTAAAGTAGCAGTATTTCACGGTTTTCCTAAACCACATCAATCAGAAGAACAGTGGGTTATAGATAATTGGAAATAAAGTTCTTGACTTTTTTGACGGTCCTGCTATTATAATAGTATGAGTGATTCGTTAATAATAAAAGAAAGGACAAACTATGACAACGTATAATAATGATGATATTTACCAAATCCTAAATGAAGAAATTGGGGTCGATCAAGATAAAATCAAGGTCAACGTTGATAAAATTGACACACAAATGTCAATTCTAGTTGAAACACTGAAGAAAATGCAAGTTCAACTAAACATTCTTCAGAATGATAATAAGACACTAAAAGCAGAAAATACTGCGATTATATCGAAGATAGATTCAGAAAATACTGCGATTATGTCGAAGTTAGATTCAATTGAGCAAGATATTCTATTAACCGGATAATAAAAGGAGATACACTATGGATTATTCTAAACAATTTAATAAAAGAAAGATTGAGTTCTTTGCCTCACTAATAAAAAGCATTGACTATAAGTCTTTTAAAAGTCAAGAAGACTATGAAAAGACTATAGAAGGAACGTATATGACTATGTTTAGACACAATACAAAGGGTCAATACGTTTATGAAAACCCTAACCCTAACGCACCTGAAGATGAGGTTTGGTTAGTAGGTGAAACCTATGATGATGACGATAGAAAAAAAGTTCTTGACATTATTCACAAAAGGGTGTAATATAATAATATAAACAATAAATGATTCGAAAGGACTAAATATGACACTAACAAATGAACAAATAATCGATTTAGAAAATAAAGCATTCTCTGTATATCAAGATTTACAGGCAACTCTAGCAGGACAATCAATGTCTGATGTTGATACTCTAGAAGATAACTTCAACACTATTGCAGACGAACTTAATACTAGTTCAGAAGACCTGTGGGAAAAGATGGAATGCTTTTATGATCAATATATAAATAGATAGGAATAAAATGACATACAATGAATTAGTAACTATTTTTGACGAGAGTTTCAACTATGCTCTAAATTTTAAAAGTTGGAAACAAAAAGATTTTATAAAGTTTGTAAAAGACTTTATGAACAACAAGACAGAGTATTATAAAGATGAATTCTTTATGAATAATTATAATGACAAAGTGAAAAAATATTTAGGAGTATAAATGGGTATGATGGATGATGCCTGGCGTGAGAGTGTGAGGAGCAAGAAAGTGGATAAAGACGAAAAAATATTTGATGATATATACCTAGCAGAAGTAAAAGGTAGAACAAGAACTTCTGATGGTGATTTTACTACAGTAGGTAATAAAGATATTGATGAGATAAAAGAAATTCTAAAACATCTCATAGAAAAACTTGACAAGATTTCAGGAATGAGATAGACTATAATTATATTATGAAAAAATTGACCAAAAAACAAAAATTACAAAAAGCACAGAATGAACATAGAAAGTTTTTATTATCTATGGGTTTGACTATTAACACTAGAAATAGAGTTATTATCAAACAAAGATTAGGCACACCGTTTCCTGACTTGTCTACAAAAGAAGAGTACAAAACAAGCAACAATATATCAGGTATAGGTAGAAAAAAATGGTCACCTAGTAAACCTTATATTCCTGCAGGGAAAACAGTGGGTATTGGTTATAACAAAGGTACATATCAATTAGTTGATGGTTCTGATATTAAAACAATGGGGAGGAAAGTATGAGTGATTTTAAGTTAACTGTATCTGATTTTGATGATTGCTCAACAATAATATGTTTGAGTGAAAGAGCAAAAGAATTTTGGAATAAACGAGAGTATTCTAAATATGTGATCGTAGGTAATTCTCAGAATAACCTATATGTTATTAACAACTTTGATAAAAGGAAAATTTGTAATGAAATTCGTGAATCTAATATGGATTTTACTGATTAGTGTATTGCTAGTAAATTGTGCTAGTCGTTCACAGAAAGGTGCTATTATAGGTGGAGCATCAGGTACAGGTACTTGTGTATCTTTAGGTGTGCAGAACCCCTATCTAGCATCTGTATGTGGTTTGATAGGTGCATTTGCTGGTGCTGAACTAATGTATAATGATGATTATGATGTACACAATGCTACATTTGTAGATCATTTAAATAATGGTCCTCAAGGGGCATCATACACAAATTGGTATAATCCAAATACAAAAAACAGTGGTATTATTCATACTACTAGGTCTTATATGAAAGGACCAATTAAGTGTAAAGATTACAGTGCAACAGTTGATGTAACTAATCAATGGCCTGTATTAGGTTATGGTACTGCACCTACAAGAGAAGTAGTACACGGAATTGCGTGTCAATTACCAGATGGGAGGTGGTTTGAATATGAATAGTTTATTAAAAATAATGCTGATAGCATTTTTTATATTGTTATGTGTTATAGCAATAGTGAGAGATAGTGATGCTGGAGATGATGTATTGTATAGTGAAATTGTGCCTTCACCAAGAAACGTTGATGGTCAACACTGTTTAATAAAACAAATTATTAAAAAGAGTGGTGACACCATAATCAAAGAAGAAATTATGGAATGTAGTGATGGTAGAAAAAGAATGGACGGTCCTAGTTATTGGGGATTGTTTGCTGAATTTTACTATAGAGATGTATCTGCACCTGAATATTGTAGATATTATAGTAGAGATCGTCACGCATTTAAGTCGCACGGCAAAACTTGTTTAAAAACTAACGGAAGGTGGGAAATCAAATGATAAAGAACTTGATTATAATAGGTCTTATAACTTGGTTGATTTATGTTATAGGATACAAACAATTTTTCAATGGTATACGAACTACGGTTGACAAAGTTGAAGAATTGGTAGATAATAAAGACAAATTAATTGATAATTTAGATATTGAAAGTGAGGAAGAATAATGAAATATATTATGTTAATAGTGATAGTTAGTTTACTTGGTGCTTGTTCTAGTATGGGTAACTACAAAATAAAAAGTGAGAGTGGTGATGTTGTCAATACAGTACCAAAGTGGTATATGGCAGACATTAAAGAGTCAAGGGCGTGTGATACTTCTATGTTCACAAAGAAAGACGATAATAAAGTATGTATCTATGGTATGGGTACTGCCGTTTCACCTAGTTTAGATTTAGCAGTAGAAAAAGCAAAACTAAAAGCAAAAGCAGAACTTGCCGATTTAGTTAAAGGTGAAATGAATAAGCAGTCAAAAGCATATGCGAAAGAAGTTGGTCAGAGTGCTAATAATAAACAAGTAGCAAATGATTTTGAAACAGTAACAGTCAATGAAATCAAAGCAACTGTTGTAAAAGGTTATGAAGTCTTTGAGCAAGATGTTACATTGACACAAAACGGAAACTATAGGGCGTGGGTTGGTTTGAGATTACCTCTTGGTGAGTTTAATAAATTGCATAATTATAATGCAGATGAGATTTTAAATTCATACAAAATAGAAGATAAGTCACAAGAGGCATACTCGAACCTTATGAAAGAAGGTTCAAATGAAAATAGAAATATTCAGTAAACCTAACTGCATCTATTGTGATAAATCCAAGACTCTGTTAAAGGGTCTTGGATTGTCGTATGTTGAGAACAGTATCAATGATTACAACACTAAACAAGAGTTTTTAGAGGCGATTGGTAAACGTGTCAAAACTGTACCTCAAATTAAAATAAATAGTAAACTAATCGGTGGTTATAATCAATTAGTTGAATACTTTGCTGATAAAGGTAAAGTAAATTTTAAAGGAGAGATTATAAATGAGTAATGACAACGTAATACCATTTCCTAAAAGCAATATTAGAGAAGTTAAATTAAAAGATATTGCAGAAGATATTGCAAATCAAATGACAAAAATAAAAGAACAAAGAGAATTAATAGATAACCAGAAAAAATATATTATAGAAAGTATTTTGAATGACAAAAGATAATGTAATACCATTTCCTAAAAAACATATCGATAGAGATAAACTAATTACTGATAAAAAAGAAGTAAAGAAAATCTCAAAAGAGATAGAGGAAAAACAAACAAGAGAATTTGTAGAGGCGTGTGTAGATGATACTGCATTACACCTAATTAGATTTTTTTATGATTTAAAAATTCATATAAATTCACCACAATTTATAAGAGATTTTGCATTGACGGTTGATTCATTAAGAGGTTTAATTTACAGAGATTTTGGTACTAACCACCCTTGTCAAAAATTAGTTGACGAATTAGTATCATTAACAGATAGTAAGACAAAAGGTCCTACTGCTAAATTAGATTACAAAAGATTATTAAAAAATGTAAAAGCAAATAAAAAAGATGCTTACAGTAAACAAATAAAAGAAGATTTAAAAGATATGGAAGATGGTGTCACATTTGACCCGGATTTTGATGTATAAATATCTTTATGAATTGAAGGAGAAATTATGGTAGATAGTAGATTTAAAGTGGAACAATTAAACACTCCACAACAACCACAAGAAAACCCAAATCTTATATCAAAAAAGAGTATGGGTGCTTATGCTAGAACGGCAACTAAATCAAATAGAGCAACGTATCACGAAATATTAACAAGAGTTAATAATGCAAAAGATAAACCTAAAAAGTTAAAGATATTACAAGATTATGATAGTGAACCATTAAGAATGTTAATGAAGGGTGCATTTGATCCTAAAATACAATGGGATTTACCAAATGGAACACCACCATACAAAGCAAATGAGGCACCTTTAGGGACACAACATACTTGGTTAGCAGACGAGTCAACAAAACTATGGCACTTTTTAGTGGGTGGTAATCCAGGATTATCTAAAACAAGAAAAGAAACTATGTTCATTCAAGTATTAGAAAATTTATCAAAAGAAGAGGCACTTTTACTAATAAACATCAAAGATAAGAAGTTAAACAAAGTATATAAGGGTTTAACTGCTAATTTAGTAAAAGATGCGTTTGGTTGGAATGATGAATTTATGAGAAAAGATGCTTAATTAATTTTTTCCTTGACTTTTCTGTCGAATATGGTATTATAATAGTATACTGATTCGAAATGATAATGAAAGGAAAAAATATGACAAACATTCAAAAACAATTAGACACTGGTATTAATAACCTTATTAATCACTGTATTAAAGACTATGAGAGATGGTCAACACGAAACGGTACTGAGAAACTTAGTAACTATGGTTCTAGACAAATCGAAAGAGGTCTTGGTATGCACGTCAAAAAAGGTTCAAAATACATAAAAGTTATAAGTGACTTGGGTAACGGTCAGCAATCTGTTTGGGGTTTTATCGTTGCTAGTGAGAATGATAAGAAGTTTCAAGTAGGTGATATACTTATGGCGGCAGGTTGGAGAGGTCCAGCAAGAAATAAAGCAAGAGGAAACGTCTTGTCTGGTAACTTTGGTAGTTCTTGGACTGGTCCTAATTATCTTTAATTAGGACTTTTTACTTGACTTTTTCGTCAGATATGGTATTATAATAGTATAATGATTCGAAAGGAAAAAATATGACAAACAATAATATAAATGTAGATGAAGTAGTAGAAACTATTGCTAGAATGAATGCTGACGAAAGAAGAAAATTCGTGCAGACTATGGTGATAAAATGGACAGAAATGTCAACACAAATATCAAATACAATAGAACAAGAACTATATCACCAAAAACATTATGGATAAATTATGAACAACATTCAAAAAATATTATTAGTGTGTGGTATGATTTTAATTGGTTATCTTACTGTAAAATCCTCACACTCACAAGAAATTGATGCATCTAAAAGTTTAGAGTTAGAACTTGAACGAATGGCACACCAATACTCTATTGAAGTCATTAGTATAATGCAACAATATCTGCCAGCAATATTAGACAAAATTGCTACAGATTTAAGATTAGAGGCAGACAAGAAGTATAAGTGTAAATTACTTGAAGACACGAAGATTGAAGACGATTGTTAACTATATTATGAAAGGACTATTATGTCAAAAGAAATTGATCATTACTTAAAATCATTAATAAAAGATGTACCCGATAAGTTAGACCGTTTTTATACATCAGAAGAGAAGACAATGGTGTATTATGTGGGTAACTTTGCAGAAGATGTACTAAATAACTTTACAGAAAAGCAGTCAGAAAAGTTATTTAAGAAGATTCGTGGTTATCACGATAATTACATTTTTCTACAACGTAAGTTAGAAAAAGACTTAGACGGATACGAGTACATTGTCACAAAAAAGTAAAACCTCGTGGAAGAATAGATTACTACTGCTATTGCATACCAGCATAGTGGTAGTAGTCGCATACGGTGTTGGTACATTTATGCCTAATGATTATGCTTATAAGAAGATATCAAACAAAATAGAAGAATTTTATACGGGTTGGGCATTAGGTATAGGTTTGCACGAACCTAGTTTTGAATATTCAAATGATGCTACGTTTGTAAGAGCAATGTATAAATGTATTGATTTTGTTAATTTTACCACACCTAAAGAACAACGTATACCATACGAGATGATTACAGGTATGGCATCATTAGAAACTGGTTATGGTACAAGTAGGTTTGCAAATGAGGCAAACAATCTCTTTGGTATCAGAACTTATAATAAAAATATACCACACGTTCTTATTGAGTCTAAAAAAGAATGGTCTGGTTGGGGTGTAAGAAAGTTTGAAACCAAGTGTAAATCAGTTGAGTATCTTGTTAAATTACTAAATAGTCATTATGCTTATAAAGACTTTAGAAATAAAAGACAAAGAATGCTTGACAAAGAGCAAAACCTGGAGACAGAAGAACTGTTAAGAACATTAACAGGAGTATTTCACACCACACCCGATTACACAGACAGAGTATTAAGACAAATCCCTAGAATACGGAAATATATGCAATGATATTCACACTACTAACATTCTTTTCAGCAATATCCATATCAATTATCGCCGCTGGTTATAGCATTATGGGTCTTGCTACGTTATTTTCTGGTGCAGTTGTACCAATTATAGCAATGGGTACTGCGTTAGAGATAGGTAAACTAGTAAGTGCAAGTTGGTTGTATCAGAACTGGAAGAATAGTAACGTATCCTTCTTGTTAAAGACCTATCTATTTACTGCTATTGTTGTATTGGTATTCATAACATCAATGGGTATCTTTGGTTTTTTATCAAAAGCACATTTAGATCAAGTCAAACCCACATCAAATAATGAAATACAAATAGAATTACTAGACAGTAAGATAAAGACACAAGAAAAAAGAATAGATAGGGCACAAAATACTTTAGATCAATTAGATAAAGCACTTGATGTTTATATAGAAAAAGAATTTGTAACTAGAGGTCTAAAAGAAAGAAAGAAACAAGAACCTGAAAGACTAGCATTGAATGAAGAAATTACAGATGCATCTACTATATTAGGTGATCTAATGCTAGAAAAGAATACAATAAAGATAGAGCAAGACAAGATAGAGGCAGAAGTAGGACCATTAAAATATGTTGCAGAACTAATATATGGTGATAGTGCTGAAGATTACTTTGACTCAGCAGTTAGAATAGTAATTATTATATTGGTGTTTGTTTTTGATCCATTAGCAGTATTATTATTGATTGCCGCCAATATATCTTTAGCAGAAAGAAAGCAGAAAAAAGAGTTGACAAAAATAAATGAAAAGGTTATACTAGAAGAGAAGTTGGAAAAGATATCTCATTCAGAAAAATTGAAAGATAAAAAATTGAGAGAGTTAAGAAAAAAAGAAAGAGATTATAAAAAGTTTGTACAAAAGTTAGGTGCAAAAGAACTTTCAGATTTAGATGCTGATGAGATTAAAGTAAAGTTAGATCAGATTATGGATTGGAATGAACAATCAGAAAAAGAACCACAAGACATATCTGATCAGTTTAAACCTAAAAAATATTTGGAGGTCGATAATGACAGATTTAATAGAAAAAAGAATAAGTAGAGCAGAAAAGGCAAAGTCTAGATGTTTAGACAAAGATATGATAAACTTCTGGAACAGAGTGATTGCATATTTTGAAAATAAACTAGAGAGGACTATTCATTAATGAATGTATTTTATCTTGATAAATGTCCAGTGAAGTCAGCAGAAATGTCCTGCGACAAACACGTTGTTAAAATGATACTAGAGTCAGCACAATTATTATGCACAGTGCATAGAGTATCTGACGGTGTTGAATATTATGATAAGACTGCCAATGGTAGAAAGATAAAAAGATGGAAACACCCTAACTCTAATTTAGAAACTTTGCTATATAAAGCAGGTTGGTTAAATCACCCTAGCACACAATGGTTATTTGAAAGTCCATTTAACTATATGTGGTTATATGAGCATATGATGGCATTAAATGAAGAATATAAGAAAAGATACAATCATACTAATGACCACGTTACAATACAAAAGTTGGGTGAAGTTCTCAAGTCAGTTCCGTCAAACTTTAAAAATGAAAATGCTATGGAAACTGAACCTAAACCAGCAATGCC